TACTTTCGTAACGATCACGAATTCGGTGCCAGACCCAAAATTTGATTCTCAGACCAAAGAGAGATTGACTAATAACGCAAATGATATTAGACCCATCTTTAGTGGTGTCACCGAAGAGAAATTCATCGCTAGAATTCTACGAAATGAAGAGATAATCCAACCTATCATAGAAACACTTCTACTCAAAAAGCAGTTGGCAGAGGCACGTGCATTACGCAAAGCCCATAAGGGTATGAAGAAAAAGAAGGTTGCATCTCACATTTCTGCCTCATCTAAAAATGCAGATGATAAGATTCTGTTTATTACAGAGGGGCAGTCAGCGATATCCAACCTAATCAATGTACGTAAAACAGATATTCACGGTGGCTTCCCGTTGCGTGGTAAAGTTCGTAACGTAAGAGAACTAAAACCCACCGAGATTATGAAAAACAAAGAACTATCTGAATTGATGTCTATTATCGGTTTGGAATTGGGAGAATCAGCAGTTGATTTGAACTATGGTCAAATCGGAATACTCGCTGATGCAGACTATGATGGGTTCTCCATCGCGGCCTTGCTAGTCAATTTCTTCTCCAACTGGAAAGAATTGTTCGAGGAAGAACGTGTGCTACTGATTAAATCCCCGATTGTTATCGCCAAGAAGGGCAAAGCAGTCAAACGATACTATGACTTGGCAGATTTCACCAATGCAAAACTTGACACGAATTGGAGAATAGAGTATAATAAGGGATTAGGTAGTTTATCAGTAGAAGAGTATGATTTAATGATAAACGACCCAGTGACTGAGGTCATTGAATTCGACAGTGGAGCAATTCCTTCACTAGAAACAGCGTTTGGGAAAAACTCACTCCCACGCAAACAATGGTTAATGAAATGAATGTAACTGAACTGATAGACGGACAATACAAAGATTACTCGAAATACGTTCTGTATAGCAGGGCTATTCCTCATATGATTGATGGTCTCAAACCATCACAGAGGAAGATACTCTATACGGCACTGAAAACAGCCAATACCAGTCGAATTAAGACCGCTTCATTAAGTGGTAATACAATTTCACAGGCAAATTATCATCACGGTGATGCTTCTCTAAACGATGCAATCACAAAGATGGTGCAATTACACTCTAACAATATTCCATTGCTTGAGGGCGAAGGAAGTTTCGGGTCACGCCTAGTGCCTGACGCGGCCGCACCTCGATACACGTATGTCAAGATGAGTCAGAATTTTGAGAAGTATTTCGCTGATACGATGGTCGCTGATAAGAGCATCGACCCGGAAGACCCAGAACCAGCGTTCTATCTACCAATCATTCCTTGGGTTCTAGTAAACGGAGTCAAAGGTATTGCAGTCGGGTTCGCCACAGACATTCAACCACGTAATCCAAAAGAGATTGCGAAGTTATGTCAAGCGTATCTGAAAGGAAAGAATATAGATAAAGAGACACTACTCCCATATTACCCAGAATTTGAGGGAAAGATATATGAAGAATTAGATTCTGTTTATTGTGAGGGTAACTTCACGCTAACTGGTCAGACTAAGTTAGAGATTACAGAGGTTCCAGTTGGGTTCACACGAGAATCATATGTCCAAGTTCTAGATAAATTGGAAGAGACTGGAAAGATTGTGTCGTATACAGACAAGTGCGACAAGACGGGTTTCAAGTTTGATGTGACCCTCAAGCGTGGTAAGAAAATGAAAGACCACCAGATTGTCAGACTATTCAAACTAAAGAAAAAGATTAACGAGAATATTACGGTCATTGACCACGAAGGAAAGTTGAAAGTATATGATTCCCCTATTGACATTATTAAAGAATTTTGCGATTACCGCCGAGGGAAGTACGAAGAGAGATACGAATACCTCATCGAAGAGGGTCTCTCCGCTTTGGATATCATTAAAGCAAAGGTCAAATTCATAGAACTTATCATTCAAGGCACTCTGGACTTCAAAAATAAAAACAGAAAAACCATCAAAAAAGAGTTGACAACCACGTTCAAATCTGATATAATAGAGATATTAATAAAAATGCCTATATACTCCTTGTGTCAGGATGAGATGAGTAAGTATATTAATGAAGGCACGGCGTTATATAAACAGATTGAGAACTGGCGAATAATTGACACAACTAAAGAATTTATTAAAGAACTAAAAGTTTAATTATGGAATTTGTAAATGAGATTGAAAGCACAGAGAAGGGAGATTCTTCTAATTCTCTGGTGATTGGTCATATATTATACAAAGATGGAGACCAGATGTTTGAAATTAAAGATGTTAGGATTAAAGATTTTAATACATTTCGAGACTTCATATATGAGATGATTGACGAATGGGAGAAGTCTAAATGATATTGATTGATTTTAATCAAGTAATGATTACTAATTTGATGGTGAATGCTAAAACCCAAGCAGATGTTATTGGAGCACGGAGGCTTCTTCTCCATTCGGAAGATTTACTCCGACATATGATATTTAATACGCTTAGAAATTATCGAAAGCAATTCAATAAGACGTATGGAGAACTGGTGATATGCAACGACAGTAGACACTACTGGCGAAAAGACGTATTTCCTCTATACAAAGCAGGTCGAAAGAAGGCCCGGGAAAAGTCTCCATTCGATTGGGAAATTATCTTTAAAATCTTTGATGGAATACGAGAAGATTTAAAGACACATTTCCCGTACAAGTATATTGAAGTTATGGGTGCAGAGGCCGATGATGTTATTGGTGTGATATGTAAGTATCATCACGCAGAAGAAAAGATTTGTATTTTGTCATCCGATAAGGACTTTATTCAGTTGCATAAATACAAAGGAGTTCAACAGTATTCTCCTATGCAAAAGAAGTTTATCAGACATCCAAATCCAATAGCGTATCTTAAAGAACACACTATTCGTGGTGACAGAGGCGATGGAATACCAAACTTCTTATCTGCTGATAATTGTCTTGTCGAAGGAATTCGCCAATCATCCGTATCTAAAAAGAAACTAGATGTCTGGTTGACACAGAAGCCAGAAGAAATTTGTACTACTGCCGAGATGGCGGACAATTGGAAAAGGAATGATGAACTAGTTAATCTTGAAAAAATTCCACAGTTATTGATTAACGATATTCAGACCGCATTCGCAAAAGAACCAACGGGTACACGCAAGAAATTATATGATTATTTTGTTATGAATAGGTTGTCCAGACTAACAGATGTCATTACGGATTTCTAATAATGACAACTGATGAACAAGTACAAGACTTTATTGATTATTTTGGGGACCAGATTCCCAATCCTGAACACTATCCAATTAGGGTCAAATGGTTAGTAAAATGGTACAAGCTCGTCATTTTACCACGAAGGAGAGAGGATGAACGTAAGAGGCATATTAAAGCAACTTGAGTCCGATAATTCAAGATTGGTCAAAGAGGCCATCCTTGAAGAGAACGAAGATAATGCTCAATTAAAGCAGGTAATCAAGGCTGCCCTGGACCCCTATACTCAGTATTATCAGAGAAAGATTCCAGAATACACTCAAAAATCCCAGCCTTTCGAGACACTTGATTGGGCCTTGGGTCAGTTACATACTCTATCTAATAGAGAGTTTACTGGTAATGCGGCCATCGAACATCTTCAGAAAATTCTAGCATCTTTAAGTGAAGAGAATGCCGAAGTAATTAAACGTGTCATATCGAAAGATTTGAAGTGTGGTGTGAGTATTGCTACGGTGAATAAAGTATTTGGTAAAGGATTCATCGAAACATATCCTTGTATGTTAGCGAGTGCTTTTAACCAAAAAAGTTTCCAGGCCATCAAATATCCCGCTCTGGCACAAACGAAAATGGACGGTATGAGAGCGAATATAATCATTGATGCTGACGGTGTCGTAGATGTACGCTCACGAAATGGTAAACAGATATCCCTTGACGGACACTTTGACAAATTTGTGATGGCGATATTCTATAAATCATCCACGTTGGCGAATTTAGACCATTTCCACGGGGCAGTCCTTGATGGCGAATTACTAGTCTTAGATGAGAATGAAGAAAAGATTCTTGACAGAAAGACTGGCAACGGAATTCTAAATAAAGCAGTAAGGGGCACTATAACTCCAGAAGAAACTAAACGAGTAAGAATGTGGTGTTGGGATATGATTCCCTTAGAAGATTTCAAAAAGGGATTTTCACCGATACCATATTTCGACAGATTATCCGTATTCAACGAGAGAATGGAAGCAGTTTATAATATACAAGATAAACATCTGGTTAATATTTTACCTGCCACTCCTGTTGATAACTATGAACAATGTGAAGAGATATTTCAGGGGGCTTTGGATGATGGAGAAGAAGGCATTATCGTTAAGAACGGTGATTCGCCTTGGGAAGATAAACGCTCTAAGTTTCAAGTCAAAATGAAAGCAGAATTAGAAGCAGACCTTTTAGTTGAGCAAATTATTTATGGTACTGGAAAGTATGAAACAATGATTGGTTCATTACAATGTACTACGAAAGATGGCTCACTTAAAGTAAATGTTGGCTCAGGTCTATCAGACGAACAACGTGGTATGATGCCATCCGAATTTATCGGAAAGATAGTTTCCGTTAAGTATAATGAGAAAATTAAGGACAAGAATAGTGAACATTGGACATTGTTTTTGCCAATTTTTCAAGAACTCAGATTAGACAAAACTGAGGCAGATAATATATAACGTGGGGAATAATAATGCAAACAGCAGGTAAAGACATATACAATGTCTACAGTGTAATATCCAAGAAGGTTGTAGAAGTCGGATTCGACAAGAAAATGGACGCTAAAGATAAGCGGAACGAATTATCTGCTAAGACTTGGAAGAAGTGGAAGAAGAAAAAGAAAGACCATCCAGAGATAGCAAAGCCATTCCCATATATTATTGTGAAAGGTAAAGAGCATCCTAAATATTGAGTTGATGGCAATGGCTAAGAAGAAAGAAATTCACATTAATCCGTGGAATATGAAAACCTATGAAGTCAAAGATTGTCTTGATTGTGATGATGATAAGGCTGATTGGGGAGTAGTAGAATCGGTAGCGAAGATAAATACTGATGAAGCAAAGAAACTTTCGGATAAGCGACTAGAAATTTGTAAGAAATGTCCTCATTCAAAGGACTTGTTCTCACGAGGGTGGATTAATTATTGTAATATATGTGGATGTATGCTCAAAGCAAAGACAAGACTAGCATCTAGCAAATGTCCAGACGGAAGGTGGTAAATGGAAAGAGGAGGGAGTGATGAATGAAGGTTATGATTTTATATCATCTATTGTTAATACGAACAACTCTGGAGAAATGGCTCAAGTTACGTATAAGCATATTCCAGTATCGGTATTTGATGTTGAGGAAGCCGGTAAAAATGAAATTAGGAAAAAAC